GTGGCCTTTGAAGTCAAAGTCGTTGGATATGGTCGCAAACATTGCGTCGTGGGTTCCGATTGATCATGCACCATGTCCAGCCGATGTGGTTGAGTGGTGTGCGCGTCCAAATGTCAAACCGATTGCGATGTCTAGGTTTGGTGAGAAAATGTTGAATGATGCTGATGTGGAATGTTTCTATGTTCCTCATGGCATTGAGTTGATCTTCAATCCTGATACAAAGTTTGTGAATGGTGACAAGACATTCACGGGTCGGCAGTTGATGGGTGATGTTCCTGATGACAAGTTTGTCGTGATGATGAACGCAGCGAACAAGGGTGCTAGTCCGTCACGCAAATCCTTTGCCGAGAACATGTTGGCGTTCGGTATCTTTGCGCAAGACAAACCTGACGCATTGCTGTATCTACACACTGAGAAGGATGGTGCGATGGGTGGAGTCAATTTGATTCATCTGTTGGCTGCGTGTGGGATTCGTGAGGATCAATACAAGATTGTTGATCAGTACGCATATCGCACAGGGTTCCCTCAGCAGGCGTTGGCATCAATGTACGCAGCTGCTGACGTGCTGTTATCTGCATCTATGGGTGAAGGGTTTGGGTTGGCTGTGATCGAGGCTCAGGCGTGTGGCACCAGAGTGATTGTTTCGGACTTCTCTGCTCAGCCGGAGTTGGTTGGGTCTGGGTGGGCTGTGGAGGTGCAACCGTTTTGGGATAATGCTCAGCGTTCTTGGTTCTGCACACCTCAGGTGGGTTCGATTGTGGATGCCCTGAGACACGCCTACGACGCTCCTAGAGGGGTTGATCAGGTGGCTGTGGACTTCGCACAGGCATACAACGCTGACGCTGTTTGGGAGGCTCATTGGAAGCCTGTGATGAAGGGACTTGCTGAATGGTGCCGTGCATCATCATCCCCGTCCTGAACAGGTATGACTTACTAGAACGGGCGATCCGTTCGATTGACTATCCCGTTGAGCAGCTCATCATCGTTGACAACGGCGATGGGTATGACGCTGACATGTTGGCTTGGACTGCGCCTTGGCAGTACATTCAGAACTGGTATCTGTGGCGTATGCCAACGAACCTTGGTGTGGCACCATCATGGAACCTCGGTATCAAAGCAACACCTCGGGCTGACGGCTGGATTCTGTTGAACTCTGATGCGTTCTTTGAACCAGGTCAACTGGAAGCGTTCTACAAAGATTGTGAACCTGATGCAATTACGTTGACGACTGGAATGCCTGGTTGGTCGTGCGCGTGGGTGGGTGCTGGTGTGGTTGAGCGTGTCGGCTTGTTCTCTGAATGTTATGTGCCCGCATATTTTGAGGACAACGATTTTGAGGAACGTGCGCGTCGGATCAATGTTGAGGTGAAGGTTTCGCAGGCTCGGATCATTCACGACAATTCTTCAACCATTAGGTCGGATGAATCTTTGGCTGATAAGAACAGCAAGAGTTTCCAATCCAATCAGGAGTTGCATCAGTTGCGTTGGCAGACTGGTGTGCCTGATGTTGGTCATTGGGATTTGAAGCGTCGAAGGGACTTGGGGTGGGATTAGAAGATTTCAGAGGTGTGCATGACGGCGAGACGATCTTTGTGTTTGGTTCTGGTGCAACGCTGAACTATCTGGCACCGAGTTTCTTTGATGACAAGATTTGTGTTGCAACGAACTTCTGTGGTTCGGTGTTCGGGCTGAGCAAGTATTACGTGTTCAGCCATTACCATTTTGACTCAGTATCAGAAGCACAGCACAATGAGACGGTAGTTGTGTTCACACCGTTGCGTGAGCATGGCACCGACGCAGAGTTCACAGGTTTCATGCCAAAGATTGTCACGTTCCCAACTACCACTGGTCGTCCTGGTTCATCGTTCAATCCATCTGGCAAGGACTGGCCTACGCTAGACAACTCGCTAATCATTGGATCATCGAGTATTCATGGCTCAATGCATTTGGCTGCGTATATGGGTGCGAAGTTCATTGTGTTGGTCGGTGCTGATTGTGGTGAGTTAGGTGGTGCTGAACGGGTTGAGGGGTATGTGAAGGGTGATATTCCTTGGGCATTGTATGAGCAACATCTTCGAGACATGAAGCAACGGTTGTTTGATGTGTATGGATGTCAGGTCTATTCGTTGAATCCGTTTATCAACTACAGTTTGGAAGGTACGCAGTATCGTGGAGCCGCTTCAATAAACTAGGATTGGAACACTATGGCAATCACCAACGGCTATTCCACACGCAACCAGATCAAAGCAGCGTTGCGCATTGGTACGGCTGACACGATTGATGATGAACTCATTGACAACTGTGCTGGAGCTGCGTCACGTCTGATTGATGGTTACTGCAACCGAAAGTTTTGGGTTGTTGGGTCTGCAACTTCTCGGGTGTTTCAGGCTGAGGATTCGTTCTTCTGTTCTATAGATGACATGTCTGGAACTGCGCTCACTTTGCAAACTTCAACGAATGCTGACGGCATATTTGACACAACTTGGGCTGTGACCGATTATCAGTTGGAACCATTGAACGGTGATCTTGATGGGATCACCTGGGCGTTTGACAAGATTCGTGCAGTCGGTGACTACCTGTTCCCAACTGTCAATGCCAACTACGGTTCACAAGCATTGGTGAAGGTGACAGCAAACTTTGGTTGGCCGTATGTTCCTGAGCCGGTAACGCAGGCAACGATCATTCAGGCTTCAAGATTGTTCAAACGATATGACAGTCCGTTGGGTGTCGCAGGTTTCGGTGACATGGGTGCAATCAGGGTGAGCCGTGCGCTTGACCCTGACGTGGCACAGCTCGTCGAGCCGTACCGACGCATGCGTTTATTCGCATGAGTTCAGTCACTACCGTCTCCCAGATCAAAACTGGTTTGGCTGCGAACCTAGCAACCGTGTCAGGGCTTCGCGCTTACGCCTATCAGCCTGACAATGTGAACACCCCGTTCGCTTGGCCGTTGCTAGACAGTATTCAGTACAACGGGGCTATGGGTGGGGGTTTGATTACTCACAGGTTCACGATCAGTGTTGTGGTTGGTCGTTCGGCTGAGCGTACTGCACAAACTTTGTTGGATGGCTATCTGTCATATAAGGGTGCTATTTCAATTCGTCAGGCGATTGAGTCGGATCGGACTTTGGGTGGTGTGGTGCAGGATTTGATTGTTGAGTCTGCAAGCAACATCTCCACCCTTGAAGCGAATGACGCAACGTATCTGGCGATTGACTTCGTTGTCACGGTGTACGCCTGACCCCTTGCCGTAGGTTGCTTGTGGCGTGTAGTGTTATGCAATCGGCTCAGCCGAGCAGACATCAACTCGAACGCCGATAGGCAGGAGCAGACATCATGGCAAAGCAAGTACTCACAAACGTCGCAGTCACCTACGGCACTGCCAACACGGACATCAGCGCGTATGTAACGTCAATTACATTGTCTTCAAGTGCGGCTGAAGTTGCCACAACTTCGATGGGTTCTTCAGCTGTGACGCGAATCCAAGGCTTGATCGATAACTCGATCACAATGGAATTGCAACAGGACTACCCAACGATTGAGAAGTTGTTCTTTGATGCGTTCACTGCTGGTACTGCTGTACCGATGACAGTGAAGCCGAACGGCACTGCTGCTGCTTCGTCCACGAATCCACAGTACGCATTTAGTGTCCTGCCTACATCACACGAAATGATAAAAGGTGCCATAGGCGACCTAGCCACCATGAGTATTTCGTTCCCCATCAGCGGTGCAATTACGAAGACTGGTTCTGGCGCGTAGTTTCTAATAATCCAATCCCTTACCTGCGGAGGTAGAGAATGAAAATCGCACTCAGTTTGACTAGTGCATTAGATAGTAAGCAACGCACAATCATTGCTGCGTTTCCTGACTTCATTGCGTTTGAAAATAAATACAATCGCAGTGTCGCCAAGTTTGAAGACGAACTCACCTTGACTGATCTTGCATACCTTGGATGGCATGCAGAGAAACGGTTGAAGAAGACTGGGTTGGACTTTGAATCATGGTGCGATGAGATTGAAGCACTCGAAGTGGGAGATAGCGCAGACGCAGTGATCGTCCCTTTGGAGATAAGTCAGCCCACTGGGTAATTTCGTATCTCGCTTGCGAGACTTCGATTTC